ACAAGAATATGAAGCTAGTTTTGAAACATATGCTGGTGTGGTTTATTATAACTTTGATAGAGCAAAGAATGTTAAGCCAGTACCTTTTGACCAGAACGCAGTAATTCATATCGGAATGGACTTCAACATTGATCCAATGTCAGCTTGTTTATTCTATGTTAAGCAAGGAGTATCTTATTTCTTTAAAGAGATTGTTATTTATTCTAGTAATACCCAAGAGATGATTGACGAGATTACTAGACAATATGATCCTAAAAAGGTTATTGTTTATCCTGATCCAGCATCAAGACAAAGAAAAACAAGTGCTGGTGGGAAAACTGATTTAATGCTATTGCAAAACGCTGGGTTCAATGTTAAAGCTAAAGTTACTCATGCTCTAGTCCGAGATAGGATTAACTCTGTGAATAGTCGCCTTTGTAATTATGAAGGGAAAAGATTTATTTATATTGATCCTTCTTGTAAAAACCTTATCAATAGTTTAATGAAACAATTATACAAAGAGGGTACTAATATACCTGAAAAGAATGGTTACGATCATATGACAGACGCACTAGGTTATGCTATAGAGTATCTATTCCCAATCAGTAGTAATTTACCACCTTCAACACCAAAGAGGTTTAGCTAATGGCATACAAAAGAGATGAGATTTTAGAAAGACACGAACTTTACGACAATTACGCTGGAAGATGGGAATACTACATAAGATCATTCTTAGGTGGTGAGGAATACAAAGGTGGCAGATACCTACAAGAATATAACTTAGAATTAGAAAACGAATTTGAAAAAAGATTACAGTTTACACCATTAGACAATCATTGTCGTAATATCGTACATATCTATTCATCATTTTTATTTAGAGTCTTACCGACTAGAAAACTAGAATCTCTTAATGATGATCCAGCTACACAAATGTTTTTAGATGATGCTGATTTAGAAGGTAGATCATTTGATTCTTTAATGAGAGAAGTACAAACTTATGCAAGTGTCTATGGTCATTGTTGGTTATTACTTGATAAGCCTAATTCTAATGCAAGAACAAGAGCAGAAGAATTACAACAAGAGATTAGACCATACATGAATATTTATACTCCTGAGAATGTTTTAGATTGGGAGTGGGATAGAGCAAAGTCTGGTAAGTATTATTTAAAATATCTAAAGATCAGAGAGTTTAGATCAAGAGAAAAAGATGTTTATAGAATCTGGCACTTAGATAGAATTGATACTGTAGAGTTACAAAGAATGGGTGCTAAAGAACCTAAATTAGTTGATAGTGTTCCTAATCCATTAAATAGTATTCCAGCAGTTTGTTTATATAACCAAAGATCATACGATAGAGGAATTGGTGTATCGGACTTAACTGATGTTGCTGATTTACAAAGATCAATCTACAATGAGTTGTCTGAAATAGAACAACTGATTAGATTATCTAACCACCCTTCACTTGTTAAGACTAGAGATGTTGATGCGAGTGCTGGTGCTGGTGCTATAATAGAACTGCCTGATAATGTTGATCCAGCATTGAAGCCTTATATTTTACAGCCTTCAGGACAGAATTTGGATAGTGTATTAAAAACTATATCCAATAAGATTGATGCTATCAACAGACTAACTCATGTAGGGGCTGTAAGATCAACTAGCGAAAGAACTGTATCTGGTGTTGCACTAAGAACAGAGTTCCAATTATTAAATGCTAGATTATCTGAGAAAGCTAAACTTATGGAGTTAGCAGAAGAACAAATATGGAGATTCTTCGCAAGATGGCAGAACAAAGTATTTGATGGTGCTATCTATTATCCTGAATCATTTGATCTTAGAGATTGGGCTACTGATCTTGAAGTATTACAACAAGCAAAAGCTAGTAATATTAAATCAGATACTTTTATTAAAGAGTTAGATAAACAAATAGCTAGAACAGTTATTGATGATGATGAACAGTTATCTAAAATTGATGATGAGATTGATAATCAAACAACTAGACTTGGCGAGTTTCCACAGACACCGATAGCTACGCCAGAAGCGTAAAATGAGTAGAGATAAAATAATTAATGACTTGTCAGATAGTCATGTAACACGATTGCAAAAATCTTTACAAGAACTAGAAAACTTAGTCATAGCAGAAGCGGCAAAGATTAATCCAAAACGTGGCACACTAAAGGCAAGAACTACAGTAGCATTAGAGATTAGACCAAAGCTGAAACAATACATTGAACAAACTTATCTAACAGCAGTACAATCAAATATCACTGAATATGATGAAGCGGCTAAAGCATTAGTTACACAGCTTAGTAAGTTTCCAATACCTGATGAGTTTAAACAGATTACAGAACTTGATCTAACAACAATACAACAATTAAAACGTACAGCTTTTTTACCTTTTGAAGATGTAGGTAATGAGTTTGTTAATGAATTAGCACAAGAAGTTTATAATAGTACACTTACTGGTACATCTACTGATGAGATGATTAGTAATCTAAGAGGAAAGATTAATGGAGTCTATCAAGCAAGTGATGACCAAGAAGCACAAGAGTTAGTGGACTTTATTGCTGAGAACCCTGATAAACCTGAACAGGTTAAACAAGCAACAGAAAGATTACAAACTATTTATGGTAGAGATAGATTAGGTAATAACTTTAGAAGATATGCTTCTCAACTGGTACAAGACTCTGTTATGGGTTTTGATGGACAATTTGCTAAATATAGAGCAGAAGAATTAGGACTAAAACATTTTAAATATTCTGGTACAAGTGTAAGAGATACAAGAGATTTTTGCAGAAGGAATGTAAATAAAACCTTTAGCGAAGATGAGATAAGAAGAATTTGGAGTACCCAAACGTGGCAAGGTAAATCACAGGGTGATCCATTTGTTGTTCGTGGTGGTTATAACTGCCGCCATCACTGGCAACCTACTGATCCTGATTGGGATTTGTAATTGACAAAATAGGCAGTAAACTCTAAGGAGAAAATATGGACGAGAAAAATAACTCGGTGGAACAAACTGAAGTTCCTTCAAAAAATCAGGAAACTGTTGAAGCACCGAAAGAAGAAGTTAAAGCAGAAAACAAGGCATTTACTGAAGAACAAGTAGAAGCCATAGTGCAAAGACGTTTAGAAAGAGAGAGATCAAAAATCTCTAAACAACTAGACGGAATTGACATTAAAGAAGCTAAACAACTTCTAGAGGAGAAGAAACAGAAAGAACAAGAACTTGCCTTACAGCGTGGTGAGTTTGAGAAAGTAATGAAAGAAACAGTATCTAAAAAAGATGCTGAAATTTCAAAGCTGGTTTCTGAATTGCAAAAGATCAGAATTGACGAACAATTAGTTAATACTGCATCTAGTTTAAAAGCAATCAATCCTAATGAGGTTAAATCCTTATTAAGAAATAGCTTAAAGCTAAACGATTCAGGAAATGTTGAGGTAGTATCAGATAATGGTACTCCTAGATACAATGACAAAGGTGAACCTTTAACAGTTTCAGAATTTGTTTCAGAGTATCTAAATAACAATCCTCATCATTTGTCTGCTACACCTAGCGGTACTGGTAGTCAAAGTGGGATTGGTGGCGACACACCGAAGCCTATGAAAATATCGGATTTGGATATGAACAATCCTGAGCATAGAAAAATCTATGCCGAGATGCGAAAACAAAGAGATACAGGTGGTGGAATGAAGGCAAACTTAACTATAAACAATTAGACATAAAGGAGAAAAAATATGGCTGATGAAACAACAAGTTCAACTCTATCCGAGTTGTATACTGAAATTATCCAAGAAGCGATTTTCACGTTTCAGGAAACTTCAGTTATGCGTCCACTTGTAACTACTTACAATATTAGTGGACAAGGTAAACAAATTGCAGTTCCAGTATATCCAGCAATCTCAGCGGCGGCTGTAGCTGAAGGAACTGATTTGTCAAACACAGCAGTAAACCCAACAGAAGCAACTATCACAGCTAGTGAAGTTGGTGTAATGACTACTCTTACTGATTTAGGTAGAGATTCAGCATCAAGAAACGTAGCGGCTGATATTGGTAAATTGTTTGGTGATGCAATTGCTGACAAAGTAGATACTGACATAGCGTCTTTATTCTCATCATTTTCAAGTGATGTGGGTGCGGCGGCAACTGAATTAACTCCTGAGTTAATCTTCAAAGCAGTAGCAACTTTAAGAGCAAATAACGTACCAGCACCTTACTATGGTGTATTTAACCCAAAAGCGGCTTTCAATTTAAAGAAAGTATTAACTAACGCTGGTTACACTACTTCTTCAAATGCAGTTTCTGACTTAGGAAACGAAGCACTTAGAAGTGGTTACATCGCAACTGTAGCTGGAGTACAAATCTTTGAAAACTCTAACATCGCAATTGATGCTTATGATGATTCAGTAGGTGCAGTATTCCACCCAGCTTCTTTAGGACTTGCTATGAAACAAGACTTCAGAATTGAAACTCAAAGAGATGCTTCTCTAAGAGCAACTGAAATCGTAGCAACTGTAACTAAAGGACAAGGCGTTGTTAAATCTGACTACGGAGTTAAAATAACTACGGATTCAGCATTATAATAATTGCTAATCAACTGGGGGATTGAAATATATCCCCCAGTACTATAAGAGGATTATATGGCTAACTTTTCTTCAGATTCAGACTTACAAGTATATCAACCAGACATCTTAGGATTTGGTGTAGCTTCATTTGAATCACCTACAGATTACCATGCAAAAGCCAGAGAAGATATTGAGAGAGATTTAAGAATTAAGTGGTTTCCAGTTTATCAAAGAAACATACAAGAAGATATTTCAGTTTTAGAAACAATAGAAATGGACGGAACTAAATTAACAGATGCACAATGGGTTAGATGTTCTGTATATAAAATGATTGCAGATTATATTTGTCCATTATTAACTAAATTTAATTCAGACGATAACTTAGATAGATTCCAAATGATGCAGAAGTATTATCAAACAGAATATGAAAAAGAGTTTCAAAATGTACTAAGAGATGGTGTAGAATATGATGATGATAATTCAGGAACTATAACAGCTTCAGAGAAAGAGCCATACCATAGACTAAGAATGGTCAGATGATTTTTTTTGCCAGACTTCTTATTCCTAATCTTGGAAAAAGCGTACAAAAAAAAATAGAAAAGTTTGAAAGAACAAACCCAAGAGCAGTCAATATAGCTTTAGGCAGAACTGCTGAATTTTTATTAGCAAGAATTAGAAAAAGAACAGAAAAAGGTAAAGATGCTGATGGTAAAGCTTTTAAACCTTATAAACCTGAATACAAATTATTTAGAAAAAATGCTGGTAGAAAAACTGCATTTCCTGACTTAAATTTTAGTGGTCAAATGTTATCTAATATGACACAAAAAGCCAATCCAAAAGAAGCGATATTATTCTTTGCTAGTAAGTTCCAAAACCTTAAAGCTGTAGGCAATCAGAAAAAAAGACCATTTTTCTTAATTGGTGATAAAGAACAAAAGACATTGATTGATTTTTTTGCTAAAGAACTATTTAAACAGAATAAATTAAG